TCTTTATAGTATAATAGAGAAAGGACAAGAAGCAATTGATGGTATTCTTGAAATTGCTCAAGAAAGTGAAATGCCTAGAGCATATGAAGTTGCTGGTCAACTCATAAAGAGTGTCTCTGATGCTACTGACAAATTAATAGACCTTCAGAAGAAACTGAAGGATGTTAATGAAGAGAAAGTATCAAAAGGACCGTCAACTGTTAATAATGCACTTTTTGTTGGTTCCACAGCAGACCTTGCCAAATTAATCAAAGGTCAAATACCACCAAATAAGTCTGAATAAATATACTTGTAGATGGAGTAGTAATAAAGGTGCCACTTAAAAAGCCTTCAGATTTTTACGATAAGAAACCTAATTCTTCTTTTGATAATGTAAAAGAAGAGTTAAAAAATGCTAAGCCTGAAAAGGTTGAGCGAATTTCTGAAGCTTTTGATTCTTTTAAAGGTAATTTAAATAATTTACAAGCACTTAAAGACTTTACTGAAACCTTTGGTACATTTAAGTCTAATGTTGAAAAGGTAGAAACTTTATCATCTTCAGTAGAAGAGATAAGAGAAAGTATTACTGATTTAATTGGTAAGAAGGATTTAGATGATGCTATGATGGCACATCTGTTGTTTGTAGAAGAGTCAATAAGAAATGTTCAGGATAAAGTAAAAACAGTTAATTCTAATACTTTATTAGAAATTAATCAGGGATTTCAATCATTATCTGAAAGTGTAGGTAAGTTTTTAGGTGAAGAAGTACCTGCATATAAGAAGTTAATTGTTGATTCTGAGACAAGAGTTGATAATAGATTTGGAAGTTTTAAAGAGAGTGTAGCAGAATCTTTTAAAGATTTTGGACAGGATATTTACAAAGAGATTGCTACAATAACTGAGGGTATTGAAGGAGTAAATGAGAAAAGTCTTTCTTCAATTAAAGAAGATGTAAAGGGAATTGGTGAAAAAGTAAAGGCATTGCTAGAAGAAGAACTTCCACAGTATCAGAAGTTTTTTGCTGAAACAGAATTAAAGGTAGAAGATAGAATTAGTGAAAATGAAGAATTAGTAGAAGGGAAATTAAAGTCTACTAAGAAAGATTGTAAAAAGGATATTGAAGCAGTAGAAGAGAATATAAAGGGGATTGAGGAATCTAGAGCAAATACTGAGAAAGGAATAAACAAGTTATTTAAAGCACTAGCAAATGATATTGTTACTCTAGATGAAAAGATAACAGTAGTTGATATTGGTCTTACTTCTATTAATGAACAGGTTAAAGATAAGGATACTTCTGTTAATAACATTCTAGCAGAGAAGATTATAAAGATTGAGAATCTGGTAGCAGAATCAAAGCAACTCTCTGATATCTTTAAGAGAGATTTTAAAAACAGAGAGATAAATGAAGATAGAAAACTTCAAGAGTATTCTAGTACTTTAGATTCTTTCTCTGAAAAGATTGAGAAGTTAGAAGAGAATTTAGAAGGTAATATCTGTGAGTTACAGGAGAATTTAGATACTAGTACTACCAAGTATTATGATGATTTAAAATCTAATGTAGGTGAATTCCAGAAGGATTTGGATGATAAATTAAAAGGAATAAAGATTGATTTTGTTGTAAACGAAAAGCATATTGAAGGTATAAGAAGAGAATTTGAAACAGTATTAGAAAAACTTCAAGTAGATAAGATTGAACAAAAGAGTAAGGAACTTACTGGAAAAGTAAGACACTTAGAAGAAGTACTTGAAAAATTTGATGAAAAGAAAGTATTATCAGAAGGTCTTTTAAATATTCCTCCTGATGTAGATAATTCTGATCCTCTTACACCATTAGGTCAAAAGTATGTGACCTTTGATAAGTTAGCAGAGCATTATCGTTTATTTGTTAATAGAGTCCAGCAGCAACTAGCAACCTTTGGAGGTGGTGGTGCTGTTCGTCTTGATGATTTAGAAGATGTTGATGTAACTGGTGGTTTACAAAATAATTACATAATACAATATGATAATAATATTTCTAAGTGGGTAGCAAAAGCAGGTAATGTTGGTGGTGCTGGTACTTGGGCATCTGATTCAGTTGGTGTTAATACATCTAGGAATGTAGGTATTGGTACTACTGCTAAAGCTGATGTTAAACTATTTGTTGAGGGGGATATTGAGGCAACTGGAAATGTAAATGTTGCAGGAACAATTACATATGATGATGTAACGCATGTAGATTCTCTAGGTCTCAGTACCTTTAGAAGTGGATTAGAAGTACAAGCAGGAACTGCTACCACTGCATTATTAGTAGAAGGTGATGCAAGGGTAACTGGTATTCTGACCATTGGTACATCTTCTATTACGCTTGATGGTGATACTAATGAAATTAATGTTGGTGTTGTTACAGTTACTAATTCGACTATTTACATTGGTGCTGGTGTAAGTATTAGTGGTACTGCATCTGGTATTAACTCTGCACCAAATGTCTTATATGTTGCTAAAGATGGTGATGATAATAATAATGGTACATCAATTGATAATGCATTTTTAACAATTAAATCAGCATGTGCTTCTGCACAACAAGGAACAACTATTAAGGTTTTATCTGGAAGTTATGAGGAAACAAACCCAATTGAAGTTCCTGCATTTATTTCAATTGTTGGTGATGACCAAAGAGCAGTTAATGTAAGCGGTGCTACAAAGACTAGTAATCTATTCCATGTAAGAAAGGGTGTTAAGTTAGCAAACATGACCTTCAAGGAGCATTTACACCCTGCTGCTGCAGTTTCTTTCCCTACATCAGAGATAGCAGAAAATGTTAATGGTGGTAAGTGGAAAGGTCCATACATTCAAAACTGTACAAGTGACACTACTACAGGTAAAGGAATTTATATTGATGGTGATCAAGCAAGATCTTTGAAAGCAATGAATGTAGATGCTTTCACACAATATAACCAAGGTGGTGTTGGTGTTGCTGTTACTAATGGAGGATTTGCTCAGTTAGTTTCATTATTCACTATTTGCACTAATGAAGCAGTTACTTGTGATAAAGGTGGACAAGCAGATATAGCAAATAGTAATTGTAGTTTTGGTACTTATGGTTTAGTTTCTAGAGGAGTAAGTGATTTACAATATAAAGGTGCTACATCTACTACTGCTGCAATATCTCAACCAAATATCAATGTAAATGTAAGTACACCTACTTTAAATATATCCAATTTCCAGTATAATCATTTAACTGGTATAGCAACAGTAACAACAACTGCAAACCATAACTTACAAGTAGGTATGGGAGTAACACTTTCTGGTATTGGAGTAACTTGTGCTTATGGATCTAAAACATATCCATACCAAACACCATACATCTTTGATGTAGATTCAATTCCTACAGTTAGAAAATTTACAGTTAATGTTGGTATTTCTACTGTTGAACATCTTTATATGGGTGGTGGTACTGCAAAGATTGATGTTGATAGACCTTATGATGGTCAGTTGGTTTACTTTGATAAACTTTATAATGAAGTGCAATCTATAGCAGTTGGTTCTGGTGGTACTGGATATAGTGCTACTCCTACTGTAACTGTTGATTCTCCCACTGGTCCTAGTGGTGAAACATGTACTGCTTTTGCAACTCTTGAAGGTGATAGTGTTGCAAGTATTACTATTATTAGTAGTGGTAATCAGTATGTGGGAACTCCTAATGTAACAATTTCTGCTCCACAATCTGGAAGTAATACCGCAACTGCTACAGCAACTACTCAACCATTATACTATACAATAAATAGTTCAACTCCAGTTACTGCTGGAATTACTACATTAACACTTGCTACTAATTTACTTAATAGTGTAGGTGTTGGTTCTACTGCATTCTTTGCACAGGGTAGTAGAATTATTGCTAGTTCCCATACATTTGAATATGTTGGTGCTGGTAATCAGATTGTTACTGCTACTCCAAAACGAGGTGGTGTTACTAATCAAGCAAATGAAGTAGTTACTACTGATGGTGGTAAGGTTCTTTATACCAGTACAGACCAAGCAGGTAACTTTAGAATTGGTGATGATTTGCAAATCGATCAAGAAACTGGTACAATTAGTGGACGATCTTTTAGTAAGAGTTTGTTCTCAGAAATGACACCATTTATCCTAGCATTAAGTTAATATGGCACTCGCACTTAACAGATTTAAAACATATACTAAAGAACTTACTACAAGTAGTCAAACAGTATATACTGCTCCTACAGGTTATACAGGAATCGTTTTGTATGCTCATGTAACCAATTATGGTTCAGCAGCTACAACTCTTACTATGTCTCATAAGAGAACTGCTACTACAACAGAAATCATTAAAGGAGCAAGTGTTCCTGTTGCTGATGCTTATATTCCATTAGATGGAAAATTGGTATTAGAAACTAGTGATTATATTGTTGCCGAAGCAGGTGCTAATAGTACTTTGAAGGTTATTCTTTCTGTATTGGAGACAGCAAATGCCTAGACTTCTTAGTCAAATTAATGGTTCTGGACAAGTTGGCATTGCTAGTGATGGAACTAGTCTTGGTAATATGAAAGAACTAAACTTTGATAGTAACAGGGTAAGACTTACTAGTACTGGTATAGCAACTGTTACTTCTGATCCATTAACAATTGTAGGATTATGAAAAGCTTTAAAGGTTTTATAGAAGAAGCAACTGAAGCAAAGAAATGTCCTGATGGAAAGTATTGGTGCTTCCAAGACAAAAAATGTAAAAAAATTCCCCGTGGATATCATATAGGTAGAAGCGGATATCTAGCACATGATAAAAAAGAAAATGGTAATGGGAACGGAAACGGT